CCGCTCAGCCTCGCGCAATCGAACCCCTCGGAATACCAATATCAAAAGGAACTGCGCGCTCGCGCGATGGCTGAGGTTCAGCAGGTGGTTCAAAAGAGCCAGCAGGTGAAGCAAAGCCAATCGCAAGAGCAGCAATACCAAAGCAACCAGCAAGTCCAGCAGCACATTGCCGGTCTGGAACGCGATTTCCCGCACTTGAAGGGAAATCAGGAAAAGCTGGTTTCGTTTGTCCAGGATGCGCGACAGAAAGCGACTGAATTTGGTTTCAGCCCGCAGGAAGTCGCAAAAGTCACGGACAATCGCCTTTTGAAGATGGCGCATTATGCGGCGCTTGGCATGAAGGCCGAGCACAACCGCAACAATGCAAAGCGCCGGATGGCCAAGCCCCAAAAGGGTAAGGGCCGCCCCGCCGGTGCAAAGCAGGGGAACGACAACCGCAAGGCAATGCAGCGTCTATCGCAAACTGGCTCGCTGCGAGATGCACTGAACGTGGATTTCGACTGAGCCATCACCATGAGGTGACGAAATGGCTGTTGTAACCAACACCTTCTCGACCCCGAGTTCCAACACGAACCGGGAAGAACTGGCCGACGTCGTGTCGCGCATCACGCCGGAAGACACGCCGATTTATTCGATGCACGAAAAGGTCAAGTTCAAGACAACCCACCCTGAATGGGCCGTCGATGATCTGGCATCGCCGGGCGAAAACATCCAGCTTGAAGGTGACGATTACACCTTCGACGCAACGGATGCGCCGGATCGGTATGGCACATATACGCAGATCATGCGCAAGACGGGCATCCTGTCGGAATCGCAGGAATACACCGACGAAGCTGGCAAGGTTCTCAAGACCAAGGAGCAGAAGCTGAAAAAGGGCGTCGAACTCCGCAAGGATGTCGAATACGCCATTGTTGACGCGAATGCTTCTGTTGGCGGCGCAACCCGCGAAATGGGGTCGCTTTCGACGTGGATTGAGACCAACGTTTCGCGCGGCGCAACAGGGTCCAACGGCGGCTTTGACAGCGGCACGGGCCTGACTACGGCCCCGACGAACGGCACCCAGCGTGCTTTCAGCAAGGCATTGCTGGATAACGTCATGCAGCAAGGCTACGTGAGCGGCGCCAACTTCCGGCATGTTTTCGTTTCGCCTTACGTCAAGTCGGTGTTCGTGTCGTTCATGTCGGACAGCAACGTCGCGCAGTTCCGCTACGCGGCGTCGTCGGGCAAGAACAACAGCATTGTCGCCAATGCTGACGTTTACGAAGGTCCGTTCGGCAAGGTCATGATCCACCCGAACCGCGTCATGGCTGGCGCTGCCGGGCTGGCGCGCAACGTGTTCCTGCCCGACCCCGAGCATCTGTGCTTTGGCTGGTTCCGCAAGATCAAGGAAGACAAGGAAGTCGCCAAAACCGGTGACGCCAAGAAGTTCGTCCTGATCGGTGAGGGCGCGCTCAAGCCGAATAACGAAAAAGGCCTTGGCGTTGTCGCAGACGTGTTCGGCCTGACGGCATCGACCTAAAGGAGGGCGTGACATGGGCACGATCTACACGACTGACAAAGACCTCGACATCAACGCGGCTGCTGTCGGCACGCTGGCAACGCCGGCGTCCGGCACACTGACCGGCACGATGAAGTTCCTCGGCGGCTTCGCACACATCACGCTGACGCTTGATGCTGTGCGGATCGCGGTGACAGACGCCACAACCTCGGGGTCTTACGGCTCGACCAAGCTGATCGACCTGGCGTCGGGGTCTTGGCACTTCCTGTCTTCGCGCGTGGACTTCACGGCTTACGCGGTGGACGGCACGGGCGTTCCTGATGACGCGGTGTTTGATATCGGCGTCGGCACCGGCGCGATCGACACCGCGGCCGATGGCGTTCTGACCGGCGATGCGTCTTATGACAACATCGCTGCGAAGGTTGACCAGACGCTGTCGGGCGGCACGACCACGGGCACGGCGCTTGACGCTGCGAACGCGGTTGTTGACGGCACCGCAACGCCGCTGGACGTCAACCTGAACTGGGCCGGAACCGCGGCAACGATTGACGGCGATGGCAGGATTGACGTGACCGGGACCATCACAATCGTCGCGGCTTACCTCGGCGACGACTAAGGCAACGGGCCGTCCCTTCGGGGGCGGCCCTTTCTTGAAGGGATGGCTGCATGACCAAAGACGAAATCAAGGCCAAGCTGGACGACTTGGGCGTGGAGTATGACGCCCGGCTCGGGATCGACAAGCTGGCTGCGCTGCTCAAGCAAAACCAGCAAGGCGCGGCCGGCGTCCTGTGCATGGTAAACCGGGATTACTGGCCGACCGATCGTGAAGAAGACCGCGTTCGCAAAGGCGCGATTGTGGAAGTCACCGCGGACCAGGCGATGGACGGCATGGAAAGCGGCATTCTCAAGCGGGTGCGGTAATGGCTGCAATCCGGGACGGTGATTGGATATTGTATGACAGCGATATCCAGATGGGCCGATACACATGGGTGCGGTATGAGCCGGACGGGCGAACGACGTTCCGCACGGACTACACCGTGGACCCAACCGTGGACGCAAACACGGCGATGCGCAACGCGGCCAGCCCGGGCTGGAAGGGCGACTGGCACAAGATCGCGTCCATCCCTGCGCCAATGGTGTATGACGGATATTTCGCCGAGGCGATGAAGGCCGACGATCAGAAGGCCATCAGCCGATGGCTTAATGACAGCGACAACCGCGCATTCAGAAGCAAGGAAGGTCGCGTATGATTAGCGATGTCTCGGAACTGGTTGTCGAAGCTGCGCGCATTTCAGGCCGCAACGATCTGGCCGCGTATGCGCCGATGCTGCTGGGCTTTCTGGAAGCCCACCTGAACCGCGAGCTGCGCACCGACGACATGGTGGCCGAGGCAACCCTGACAACAGACGCGGCGGGCGCCGTCGCGCTGCCCAGCGATTACCTTGAAACGGTGACGTTGACCTACGGCACCGACAAGCAGAAGCTGCGCCGCTTGAGCCGCTACATGCTGAACGAGGGCGTAAGCGGCTATTACATTTCCGGCGGATCGCTCTTGTCGTCCGAAACCGAACAGGCGCACGCTCTGACATATTACCAGGCGCTGCCGGGCTTGTGGGCCAACGACACGAATTGGCTCTTGCAGGCATACCCGGAAGTTTACCTGCGCGGCTTGGTTTTCGAGGCGCACAAGGACGCGAACAACGCCGACGCGGCGGTCCAGTCGAAGGCGGTGCTTGATATCGCGATCGACGTTGTGAAGGCGGACGACCGCCGCGCGCGCCGGGCCGATCACGTCAGCTTGCCGAGGACCCAGATATGAGCGCAGAAGACGTCTTTCGGGCCGTGCTGCTGGAAATCGGCCTTGATCGGGAAAGCCCGAACATCGGCGCGGCCGACTTTGAAACGCGCCAGATCCGCGAGTTTATCAATCAAGCCGGGAGGGACGTTGCGCGCCGTGCGGAATGGTCGAGGCTCTACGCCACAGAAACGGTTGCCGGTTCGGTTTCATCTCAAGCCTTGCCGGGCGATTTTCAGGAAATGGGCGAGCGTGGGTCTGTCTGGCTCGACAAGGCGTCCGGGACGTTCACGGCGGTTCGTCCGGTCTTAGACCCGGCAACGTGGGACATGGTGTCTCAAAGGCCGTCAGCGACGCTCTACTGGCACCTGCGCGGCGGCGATATCCTGTTTTCCGACACGCTGGACGCGGACGGCGCGAAGTTTTCGTATCTGTCGAACCAATGGGTCGATGGCAAGACGGCGGTGACGGAAAACGCCGATACGTTGAAGATCCCCGAGCGTCTCGTGCGCGGGTTGGCTGTCGTTAACTGGCTGCGCGAAAAGGGCAAGCCATTTGATGACCAGCTTGCGGAATACGAAGCCAACTTGGCGGCAGACATTGCAGCGGATCGAGGGGCTGCGGCGTGATTACTGTGCAGCCCGCCCGCCAACGCCCGGCAGATCGCCGCCAGACGCCCAGCGACAAGCCGACCACGCACCGTGTGGTCACGTTGCCTGCGCCGGTCAAGGGATGGGTTACGAATATCAGCCCTGCGGCCATGCCAGCCGATAGCGCGTGGGTGATCGACAACTTCTGGCCGAACACGACGGGCATTAAGCCACGCGGCGGATACAAGAACCGCGTGGATATCGACGCCGCCGCAACCACGCTGTTCGAATACGCAGCGGGCGACGAATACATCGTTACGGACGCAAGCAAGATCTACACTTTCACCGATGCAACGTCGGACGGCACGACCCTGACCGCTGCCGTGTCCAGCCTGACAAGCGGCGATTGGCACGGGGTTGAGACGCAAAACGACGGCGGGTCGTTCTTCACGATGGTGAACGGATCGGACAACCTGCAACTCTACGATGGAACGACCTGGTATACCGTCACGGACGTTTCAGCCACGCACAGCATCACCGGAAGCGGCCTGAGTGGGACCGACGCCTTCACTTACGTTGCCAATTACCGCGAGCGGCAGGTGTTTGTCGAAGGCGGCACCATGAACGCCTGGTATCTTGGCGTGAACAGCGTGAGCGGGACGGCGACCAAGTTTCCGATTGCGGGCATTTTCAACAAGGGCGGCAGCCTGCACAGCATCACGACGTTTTCGAGCGATGCGGGTGACGGTCTTGATGACCGGATTGTGTTCCTGACCACCAACGGCGAGTTCGCGCTGTATAGCGGTGATCTGGCGTCTCCGTCGCTTGTCGGGGTCTACGAAATCGGTGCGCCGATTTCCCGCGCACCCTTCCTGCGCGTGAGCGGTGACGTGATGGTCGTCACCGAGGCCGGGCTGATCCCGGTTTCGGCGGCGGTGCAAAAAGACCCGTCGCAACTCAAGGCCGCGTCGGTGTCGGCGCCGATCGATCGGGAATGGGAATACTGGCAACAGGTTCAAGGCAGCGGCTGGGTTGTAGACAAGTGGCCGTCAAGAAACATGGCGCTCATTGCGGTCCCGGCGCCCGAGCCTTTCCTGTTTGTTCTGAACTTGGAGACCGGCGCATGGGCGCGGTTTACCGGCTGGGACGTGACCGCCTTGCGTATTCTGGGCGACAGGCTGCACTTCACGACCGGCGTTGACATCAACCTTGGCGAAACCGGCGGCCAAGACAACGGCAACTCCTTTGTCTGCCAAGCCTGCATGGCGTTTCAGTCGTTCGGCACGCCGGGCGTCAAGACGGCCAAACTGGTGCGCGGCAACTTCATAAGCAGCGTCAACTTTCGGCCCAAATTCAGCATTGCAGTCGATTACACGGCGGATTTCCCAACCGCGCCGAACGCGGAACTTGTCGCATCGACCAGTAACAGCGCGTGGGACGCGGTTGCGTGGGATGTGGCCGAGTGGGGGTCATACGGTGAGCGCCGGTCAACCGTGTCGGATTGGTATGTCGTGAGCGGATACGGCTTTGCGCTGGCGGTGCAGTTGCAGATTACAAGCGGCGCGTCGGCCAAGCTGGATTGCGACCTTGTAAGCTACGACCTTGGCATGATTGCCGGTGATACATGACGTTTGGACCGCGCCGGCAGCGGTCGCGGCGTTCGTGTCAGATGGCCTCTGGGGCGATCAGCGCGGCTTCGGGCCGTGCAAGGCGGTCGGGTTTGTCAAAGACGGCGCGCTCATTGCCGGGGTCGTGTTTCATAATTTCGACCCTTGGTCTGGGGTTATCGAACTGTCGTCTTACTCGACCCGCCGGGATTGGCTGACCAAGGCCCGGTTGCGGGTAATCTTCGGATACCCGTTTGACCAAGTTGGGTTGCGCATGTGTGTGGCCCGCATTTCAGAAAACAACACCCGAACGTTGCGCATCTGGCGCGCGCTTGGAGCCGACTTGCACCGCATCCCGGACTTACGGGCGGAAGGCGAGGCGGAAGTCATTGCAACGCTGAAACGCGATGACTGGCAAAGCAGCAAGTTTGCGAGGTAGCCTATGGGAAAGCCATCCCCGCCAACGCCGCCAGATCCCAAGGAAACGGCAGGCGCACAGACCGCTCAGAACATCGGAACGGCCATCGCCAACAACACGATGGGCAACGTCAACCAGGTCACGCCCTACGGCAGCCTGACCTATGAGACGAGCGGATACAGCACGTTTACCGACCCGAACACGGGCAAGGTCTACGACATCCCCGAATATACGGCGACGCAAACGCTGTCTCCCGATCAGCAGGCCATGCTCGACGCAAACAACCGCGTCGGGCTGAGTATGGCGAACTTTGCCGAGGGGCAGGTTGGCCGGATCAGCGACCTGTTGTCGTCCCCGATGGACATGGAAGGCGTGCCGGATCGGCAGTTCTTCGATGACAGCCGCTTGCCGCAATTCAGGGCCGCCGCCACAGCGCCTGAGTTGCGCACTGAGGGCTTTGGAGGCCCCGGCGGTATGGTGACCAGCGTCGGTGCGCCAACCGCCCAGACGGGGCAGTTTGACGGCGCTGGCGACGTTGCGTCCCTGTTCGGCCTTGCGGGCGCTCGACAAAGCCAGATTGCACAGCCGGGCGACATAACCACCAGCGTTGACATTCCGTCCGTGAGCGCGGGCGGTGCGCGTGGGGCTGGCGGCTCCGGTGGGTCTGGCAG